GCAGGAGCAAGAACAGGCTTTAGAATCTACTAAAAGCTTGATACTATGAGGAAAAAAAGTGTACGGCACTCTTGACGGAATCTACAACCCCATTACAACCGTTGCAGCTACTACGGTTTCAAGTCCTAACGCTGCTTATCAGCGCATGGCAAATTTTTGGGGATTGATTACCGATTTAAGAGAAGGCACATATAAGATCAGGAGCGAGCATAGAAAATATTTACCGCAACAACCAAGAGAGCAAGATGATTCTTATGATGTTCGATTGAGTCGTTCAACCGTTGTTCCATTTGTGCAGCGAATTGAAAAAATGTTATCGGGCATGTTGGTAAGAAAACCAATAAGGCTTGATGATGTTTCTGATTTAGTACGAGAGCAATTATTTGATGTTGACTTAGAGGGCAATGATTTAAATGTTTGGCTTTATCAAACAGCAAGGCAGGCAATAAGTTTTGGCCATGTTGGTGTTTTAGTTGATGCACCAAAAGAAGGTGAAAAGGCAAGGCCGTACTGGGTGACATATCAACCTTCAGATATTCTTGGATGGAGAACGCACGTTGTAGAAGGTGTAAGGAAATTATCTCAACTTAGATTGCTTGAAAGAGTTGTTGAACCAGATGGGAAGTATGGAGAAAAGACAGTTGAACAAATCAGAGTTTTAGAACCTGGTAGTTTTGAAATTCACAGAAAAAAAGATAAAGGTGATTTTTATATTCATGACTCTGGAACCATGAGCTTGGACGAGATTCCATTTTCTATTGCTTATGCAAATAGAGTTGGGCCTTATGAATCT